CCTGCATAAACGCTTGGATTTTATGTAATCTTTTCAATAAAACAGATTTATTAATACTTATAACTTCTGAAACCTCAACAAAATGAGATCCTTCATTAGCACCAGTAGCAATATCTTCCAAAGTTGAAAGATACGACCATAAGGTATCAAAATCAGGCATTTCGTCAGGATCATCCATATAAATATCGAAAGTATCTTTTACTTCCGTTAAAGTGGTATCCCAATCTAAGTGCATAGAATAACTCATTTCGTCATAAAACACTAGTTTTACGTAATGTTTTAAGAACTCTAATTGTTCACTATGTACAAGATTCTCACCTGTAAGATCCCCGATCTGATTGAACCACGTTAGGTTCCATAATCGATCAAAATCTTCTGGAGTTTCCGGTAGTCGCGGTTTACGAACAGTATCCGCCTGAGAACGTAATATATCTAAGATATATTCGATAGCTCCCTCCGGTAAGCTCTTTAATCCTCCTTTATTATAGGAAGTGGACATAATCCACGACTCTATCGTAGTCAGCGAACTAAACAGCGCACCTGGAAAAGACAGTATCTGTAAGATACCTCTCATACCTTTACTTTGTTTAGAATATTTTGTCGTTATTTTAGATAACGCTTTATAACCATGACCAAGGTAACTTAAAAGTTCCGAGACTCTTATGGGTCTCCAAGCTTTAATTCTAGAAAATAATTGAATAGTCCTCGCACGTCGTGTTTGGCAACAGCCATTTCTAAATAAGGAATTCCAGTTACGTCTTTGTAGTTGTAAAAGAAACGTTTCGCAAACTCTAATGAACCATTAGAGGAAATGATAGATTTCGATAAATTAATATCAACATCTAATTCTTTCATAATAGTCAAATAAGCGTATGCTACATCCTTATCAGCGATAACTATATCGTCACCAAGTACTAAGTACTTGTCAAAACCTATTTTACCTACTCGCAACGCTGCCATTGTTACAATAATATGGTGAGACCACGCGAGCATGGCCCAGCTAGATAATGCTCCCATGGGTTGCCCCACAGCATATCGAACTGCCTCGACACCGATGTAAGATCTTTTCTTAGAGTCTAACATTTCAGATGTTCTAACGAAATTTTCGTCAATACTCTCAGGTTTCAATCCGAGAGCTGATATACTTCGAGTAGCCGACCAATGTGGTGAAGGTAAAAAATACCAACGGTCCACAAGGCTTGCTGCCCAAAATTTACCAAATGCTTCAAAATCCGTTAATACATCAAGTATAGCGCCTTGCAACT